AACGACATTGTGAGCGGTACATTCAGAGGGCGCTATAACGCGACTGTGGGCGGGATGTTCCAGGCTGCTGTTACCAACGCTTTATCTGCATTACCTTAGTAGAAAGAAGAACGAATGACTGAAACGAAACAAGTTGTATTTGAAGTGCCTGACGAAAAGAAGCCAGGTTATTTACGGCGCATGAAAGCCTTTGCCGAATTCCAGAAGGCGCAAAAGCAAGCCGCGAATGAAGTGGAACGATTTGAGAAAATGTGTGACTTCCTGAGCGGTTACATCGTTGAGCCGGCCGATCCTGAAGAAGCGCGCGAAGCCTTGATGGATGCTACAAAAGAGCAGATTGACGGGCTGTTCGCGCTAATAGCTGGAAAGCGAGAAATTGTCCCCCCATCGAACGGGGCGAGCTTAGAAACTACTACACAATAGGAGTAGGCTCGCCCCCTTATTGGGCGGTGATACTTGAAGCGGCTGGATATGACCCGCTCAGGGCGCAGGAATTAGAAGCGCAATTGAGCGAAGAGTGGTGGCAGAGATGGCTGGAAGATCGCAACGAGCGGGTCAAAGCGGCAAACCAACGGAGTAAAAGATAATGGCGAATAAGATTGACATCACAATCAGTGCAAAAGATGAAGCGTCTGATGTAATCGATGGTGTAAAAGATAGCTTTGGTGAGTTAGATGGTAGTGCAGATGACCTAAACACAAACGGAAGTAAGTCGTTTGGCGACTTCATGGATAACGTCGCAATTGCCATGCTGGGAATCAACCAAGCAATTGAAGTAGGAATGAAGGTTGCTGAAGCCGCAAAAGTTGTTTATGACAATACCGTTGGAAAAGCACTCACAGTTGCCGGCGAAATCGAAGAACTGATGCGAGTTTCCGGTGACGCGCCGGAAACATTGAGCGCGCTGAGGTTGGAAGCCGAAAAGGCTGACGTTCCGTTTGACGATCTTTACAAGGCGATGCAGAACCTGAATGAAAACGGAATCGCACCGACTGTTGACAATCTGGTTGCCATTGCTGATGAATATGTAAACCTCAAAGACCCGCTGGAAAAAGCGAAGTTGCTGACCGAGAACTTCGGCGAAGCTGGCGATGAAATCGCGCCGATGCTGGAACTGATTGCCGGCGGTGTAAAGGAAGTACAGGATGCTGGGCAGATTTTCACCGAAGAAGAAATCCAGGCTGCGAAAGATTATGAGGCGGCGCTTGCTGAGTTAAAAAGTGCTAATGAAGGTTTCGCAATTTCAATAGGAACCGCAGTCATCCCCGCTTTAACCGACTTAGTTGACGCGCTTGCGACCCTATCTGTTGATGCTGGTGGCGGGATAGGAGAATTTCTATCAGATTCTATAGAAGGCGTGGCAGACCTTGCGTTGCAATTTGCTCTTGCAAAAGCGGCAATAGAAAACTTCAAAGCCACTGGTGGTGCAGACCTCGGCGAATTTGTCCGCGTTATGTGGGTAGCATTTGGTTCTGCAAAAACAACTACTGAAGACTTAATAACAGAACTTAGTCATCTTGGTTATAGTGTTGGTGATACAGAAGAACCTATCAAAGGCGCAACCGATGCTACTGAAGGGCTTAGCACGGCCAACCTTGACCTTGTAAACGCTCAGATTGCTGCTAAGGATGCGGCGGCTGATTTACAAGCACAGTTGGAAGCCGAATTTAATGCTATTACCTCGCTCGACAATAACTACAAAGGCATTATAGACCTGGCTTATGAGTACACCGATATTCTGGAAGAGATCACCGCGCAAGAAAAAATCATGGCTGAAGAGCCAATCGGCTCAGAAAAGTACGAAGAAGCCAAAGGCAAAGTTGAAGACCTAAAAGCGTCAATGACCGAGCTCGCAAACCGCGTCACGCTCGACATGTTCCAGGCTACGATTGCAATCGGCGGGGTGACAGAAGCTGAGCTTGCCGCCTATATGCAGATGGCGATTGACATGGGGCTTATGTCTGAGGAAGGTGCACAGGCGGCAATCACGGCGTACAGCAACGCGGTAGAAACCATCAATGGATATGCAATTGATGAAAAGACCGGCAACGTGGTGATTGATGCCATTGCAGCCTTTGCTGTTTTAGATCTGCTTCAAGCATATGTGTTACTAGACAAAGAGGCAAAAGCCACTTTCAAGGTCCAGTGGGAATATGGACAGCCAACGTGGGAAGACCCGTACGAAAATTACACAGGGCCAACATACGGCAATCCCGCCAACGGACAAGCAATTCACGCCGCTTCCGGCGTTGCCGCAAGCCTCCCGCACTACTGGGTCGGCGAGCTTGGGCCGGAGCCGTTCTTCCCCGCGCAGAACGGGCGGATAGTCAGCAATACGCAGGCAATGTCGGCACTAAGGGGCGGGACGAATGCGGGTGACATCGCGGATGCGGTCAAGAAGGGTGTGAAGGAAGCAATGAGAGACGGGAGTGTTGGCAATGTCTACAACCTGACCATGCCGACGAGCAGCAATCCGGCGGATATAAGAATGGCGTTTGAGCTAATGGAGGCTTGGGGCACATAATGACAGCACCTAAAATTGATTATCATAAATTCTGGATTGTAAAACCGGCTGGCGGAACAAACTACATCAAGAACCCGCGTTTTGACCCGCCTGATGGAACCTACGGATGGGCTGCAACAAGTGTTGCGGCAACGATTGAATCATATGCGGACGACGCTCGAAGGGGCGCGTATTCAATAAAGGTTAGGCCGGTTTCCGGCGAAAACTCTGGCATGTATTACCACGCAGGCTTGCCGGTCAACGATGGTTCGCCTTGCACATTTTCTTGTGACGTGAAAGGCGTAGCCGGGCAGGTAATGAAAATATCAATCACCAATGGCAGCGATGTGGTGAAGGATTATACGCAATTCACGGCTACGGGTTATTGGCAGCGGGTGGAAGTTGGTTTTACGGCGGCAGAAACCGCAACCGATTACAAGGTGTTCGTTCTCAGGAACTCAATTGCCAGCGTTGAGCCGTTCTACGTGGACGGCGCGCAATTTGAGATGACGAGTTCTGCAACCACTTTGATTCACGGGTACGCGGAGGGTTGCCGCTGGACTGGCACGCCGCGCAAGTCTTACTCATACAGATCGAACACAACGGCGGCTGGTGGGAGACTGCTTGACCTGGACGATTACTGTCACGTTGTGCAAGCGATTGGGCTGGGGCACGGCGACTGGAATCAGATTATGACCAAGATGACTTCCGGCGGTGATATGTACCAAACGCACATCCGCAAGAGCCGCAACTTCAGCATCGTGGTTGACTTCGTTGGAAGCTCGATTAATGAGATTGAAGCCAACCGCAAGGCGATTATTGACGCTATCCGACCCGACCTCGCGCCGGGACAAGAGCGCATCATCCGCTATCAGGGGTTGGATATAAACGGACAGGAAGCCACGCAGCCGCTTGATATCGTTTGCGTTCCATTGCCAGCTACGTTGACTGACATTCCGGAGCTTCCGACTTACCAGCGCGCTATTCTGAACTTTACGATTCCGAGTGGCTTGCTTCAGGGCGCTTACAACGAGGGCGCAGAGATGTACACGTACACAGATTTCCCTGCTGAATATATTGTCAAGCGCGACGCTAACGGCAATTGGTGCGAGGGAGCAGGCGGGGGAGAGGGCGTTAGTTTGATTACGGGGCTGAATGAGAGAGTTCTTTGCATGGCTGAAGGCCTGGACGGCAAGATTTATGCTGGAGGTATGTTTACTAATGCCGGCACGGTTGCGGCGGCAGATTACTTGGCACGCTGGAATCCGATAAGCGAAGCATGGGAAGCGGTAGGAACGCCAAATACTGGTACTGCAAGTATATCAGCTGTCCAGTGTTTAGCTTTTGATTCCGCCGGGAATTTATATGTTGGCGGGAATTTTACCAACTTTGCAGGCATCAAGAATGCCGATTATATTGCTAAATTTGACGGAACAAACTGGGCCGCGCTCGAAACTGGTGCTAATGGAGCTGTTTTTGAAATCACAATAGGGCCTGATGGTGATGTTTATGTTGGAGGAGCTTTTACGAGTGCCGGTGGTGTGGCTAATACTGCGCATATTGCTAAATGGGATGGTACAGCATGGACTCCACTTTCGACAGGATTGAATGACGCGGTTAGAGTCATTACCGTTGCACCCAACGGCCTCGTTTATATTGGCGGGGATTTTACAAGCGCTGATGGTTCAGATGGCGATTATCTCTGTTATTGGAATGGGACGGTGTTTCATAGGGTTGGAACAGTAGAATTGGATGACCCTGTAGACTCAAATCCTGCAGTTAATGCCCTTGCTTTTGGCGCATCTGGTCATCTTTATGTCGGTGGGCAATTTATTGAAGCCGGAGGAGTTGATAATGCTAATTATATCGCTCGGTGGAATGGAAAGACTTGGCAGTCGTTGGGAACTGGGACAAATTACAGTGTCCTTAGTATTGAAATTAATTCTGGGAAGCTTTATGCAGGAGGAGCTTTTACGAGTGCCGGTGGAATAGAAACCGCAGACCGAATAGCGGTGTGGAATAATGGAGCTTGGCAACCGCTCGAAATTGATTTGCCGGGCTCAAATAATATACATTCGATTTTAGTTGCATCTGACGACTCACTCTACATCGGCGGGGCGTTCTCAACCACCGATGCAGGCCCAAACGCCCAATGTGGTATCGTTTCAGACCGACTTAACGCGTTGGGCGTTTCTACCGCGAGCGCAAACACCTACCCCTACATGCAAGTTCACGGGCCGGGCACGCTCAAGGCAATCAAGAATTACACGACAGGAAAGTCTGTCATGTTTGACGGGCTGACTCTGAACGCGGGCGAGTGGATTGGGCTTCAATTCGACCCGCTCAACCTGAAGTTCAGGGGCGGCTGGGACGGCAGGGGCAACCTGATGCGTTACGTCGTGGCTGGCTCGGATTATGGCGACTTCTACCTGAAGCCGGGCAGTAACGCATTATCGCTGTTCATGACCGGCACGGACTCCAACTCTGGCGCGTGGATTACTTGGACTCCGCTGTTTTGGGGGCTTGACGGGGCGTTGTTGTAATGAGATATGAACTTGTCTGGTACACGCACGAGGGTGTCAGAAAAGGCGTTATTCAGGCGTTCAATTCGCTTGAGTATATCAAAACCCAGAATCAGATTGGCTCGCTGGTGATCAATATGCCGCGCAAGTTGATGCAATACGATCAATTTGCGGTCGGTGACATATTCGAGGTGTGGCGCGAGAAGAACGGCGTGCTGGAATTGCAGAACGAGACCGCCTATTTCTTGCAAAATTGGGAGTTCTGGACGGACGGCGATGGGGCGGAGTACATCCGCCTGACGGCTTCAGACGCCAACTGGTTATTGGACACAGCGATTGTTTGGGCTTACGCCGGTTCGTCAGATGCAAGCAAGACCGACCATCCTGATGACATGATGAAGGCGATCGTGGAAGAACAGCTCGGCGCAACTTCCGGCGTGACAAGCAGAACGAAGCTGACTTGCGCGCCTGATTTGAGCGCAGGCGGCTCGGCAATTACAAAGGCCTTCGCTTACCGCAACGTGCTGACTGTGTTGCAAGAAATCGCCGAAGTGGCAAAGGAAACCAACGATGTGTGGCTCGGCTTTGACGTGGTACGAACAGCTCCTGGTACCTTCGAGTTTCGCACCTACACCGGGCAGCGCGGGCAGAATCACGGACGGGCTTCCGGCGATCCGAGACTGGTCGGCAAGCAATACGGCAACCTAAGCCGAGCCGTATTTGGCACCTACCATGCTGATGAGCGGAATGTGGTGCTGGTTGCCGGGCAAGGGGAAGAAGACGCGCGGACTTTAGTTACACGTTCCAACAATAAACGGATGTTTGCAAGCAAGTGGAACAGGCGCGAGTATTTCAAAGACTCGCGGGATGACTCCACCACCGCCGCTCTACAAGCTGATGGTGACGCCGCTCTGGACGAGTTCAGGCCGCGTCAGGTGCTGACCGGCACAATCCATGACACGCCTGGGATGCAATATAACATCCATTACCAGTTTGGCGATGTGCTGAGTGCGGAGGCTTTCGGCTACCATGTGGACTGTCATGTGGGGAGCGTGAGGGTGAAGGTAAACCAGGACGGCGGTGAGCAACTGGACATCAAGTTGCGGGGCGAACTATGAGCAACTTTGACGAGAAACTGGTAGACCGCATCAAGCGGCTGGAAAAGGAAGTCGAACGGCTGCGCGTAAAGGAATCTGGCAGGTTTATTGCGCTTACCACTCCGCTAACTTCTACAAGTTGGGATGGTGACGCATTCAGCACGACTGCTAAAACTAAGATTGATTTAAGTGTGGTGTTTGGTGTTCCAGCTGGAGCAAAAGGCATATTCGTTCGACTGGCAGCGAGAGACTCTGGGAGTTCAGCTGGATATTGTCAACTTGCTTTGTCACCAAACGATACTTTTGACAGC